CCTCCCTCAATGAGTGATTTAAAACAAATAATAAGGCAAGAATATATTAAGTGTGCCCAAGACCCCGTACACTTTATGAAAAAATACTGTATGATTCAACACCCACAAAGGGGTAGAATTAATTTTCACTTATATCCTTTCCAAGAAAAAGTTTTACGATTAGTACAAGAAAATCCTTACTCAATCATTCTTAAATCCCGTCAATTAGGTATTTCTACTTTATCTGCTGGGTATTCTTTATGGTTAATGACTTTCCATAAGGATAAAAATATTCTTTGTATTGCTACTAAGCAGGAAACTGCTAAAAATATGGTTACAAAGGTTAAATTTATGTATGAAAATTTACCTTCATGGCTTAAAGTAGACTACGAAGAAAATAACAAGTTAACACTTCGATTAGCAAACGGATCTCAAATTAAAGCAACTTCAGCATCAAGTGATGCAGGTAGATCAGAAGCAGTATCACTTCTATTAATTGATGAGGCGGCGTTTATTGAAAATATTGGCGAGATTTGGGCCTCAGCTCAACAAACACTTGCTACGGGTGGTGGGTGTATAGCATTATCTACTCCTTATGGTACTGGTAATTGGTTCCATCAAACATGGGCTAGAGCCGAAGCTAAAGAAAACGATTTTTTACCTATCAAATTGCCTTGGTATGTTCATCCCGAACGAGACCAAAATTGGAGAGATAGGCAAGATGAATTACTAGGCGACCCTAGAATGGCAGCACAAGAATGTGACTGTGATTTTAGTACTTCTGGTGATGTTGTGTTCTACCCTGAATACATGGAATTTATAGAAAAAACCACAGTTAGAGAACCACTAGAAAGACGAGGAGTAGACCAAAATTTATGGATTTGGGAACCAGCAGATTATACTAGATCGTACATGATTTCAGCTGATGTAGCTAGGGGGGATGGTAAAGATTATTCTGCATTTCATATTTTTGATATTGAGAATGCTACTCAAGTAGGTGAATATAAAGGTCAAGTATCTACTAAAGATTTTGGTAATATATTAGTTGCTATCTCTACAGAATATAATAATGCTTTACTTGTAGTTGAAAATGCTAACATTGGATGGAGTACAATCCAAACTATAATTGATAAAGGTTATCAAAATTTATATTATTCTCCTAAATCTGATAATGTTAATATTGATTCATATCTTCAAAATTATGAAAATAATAATAGTATGACTGCAGGTTTTACTATGTCTACTAGAACCCGTCCTATGGTTATAGGTAAATTTCAAGAATACGTTAGTGATAAAGGAGTTACTATACAATCAAAACGTTTAGTTGAAGAAATGAAAACTTTTATATGGAAATATGGACGAGCAGAGGCCCAAATAGGTTATAATGATGATTTAGTTATGAGCTTTGGTATAGGCCTTTATGTTAGGGATACTGCACTTAAATTTAGACAACACGGATTAGATGTTACAAAAGCAGCTTTAGGATCTTTTAACAAAACTTCAGTTAATTATCAAGGTGCTTATTTTTCAACAGGTAAAGATAACCCCTACCACATGGATAATGGAAAAGGGGGGACTGAGGACTTTAGTTGGATTTTGTAATATTTATTCATATATTAATATATTATGGCTGATACAAGCGTATTTACAAGACTAAGAAGACTATTCTCTACAGACGTACTAATTCGTAATGTAGGAGGAAATAAACTAAAGGTACTAGACTTTAGTAATTATCAACAAACGGGACAAGTTGAAACTAATTCAATGATAGATAGGTACAATAGACTGTATACTACCAATCAAATGCCCGTTTACAACCCAGCTCTTAATTATCAAACATTAAGAACTCAACTTTATTCGGATTATGAAGCGATGGATACTGATGCTATCATTGCTTCTGCTTTAGACATTATATGTGATGAATCCACCCTTAAAAATGCTATGGGTGAGGTAATGCAGATAAAATCATCTGATGAAAATTTACAGAAAATTTTATATAACCTTTTTTATGATGTTTTAAATATTGAATTTAATCTTTGGATGTGGATCCGCCAGATGTGTAAGTATGGTGATTTTTTCCTAAAACTTGAAATAGCAGAACAATTTGGAGTTTATAATGTAATTCCTTATACAGCATATAACATAATTAGAGAAGAAAAACTTAGTGAAAGTAACAACCATCAAGTAGAAGTTAAATTTAAGTTTGATCCCGATGGGTTAAGTGGTGGAGGTGAATACGGGGGTTATTTTGGGGGTCTTCAAAGTGCAGGAGGGAATAGTAATAATAGTAAAGCTATTTATTTTGATAATTATGAAATTGCCCATTTTAGGCTTCTTTCTGATGTAAATTATCTTCCTTACGGTAGAAGTTATATCGAACCAGCTCGTAAATTATTCAAACAATACGTGCTAATGGAAGATGCGATGTTAGTTCATAGAATTGTTCGCGCTCCCGAAAAACGTATTTTCTATATTAATGTAGGTGCTATTCCACCTGCTGAAATAGAAAATTTTATGGAAAAAACAATCTCTAAAATGAAACGTACTCCGTATGTTGACCAAAATACAGGAGATTATAACTTAAAATATAATATGCAAAATCTCTTAGAGGATTTTTACATCCCCTTAAGAGGTAACGATGCATCTACTAAAATAGAAACTACCCCCGGATTACAGTATGATGGTATTACTGATGTAGAATACTTAAGAGATAAGTTATTTGCAGCTCTTAAAGTACCTAAAGCATTCTTGGGTTACGCCGAAGATGTTGAAGGCAAAGCTACATTAGCTTCTATGGATATTAGATTTGCTCGTACTGTAGAACGCATCCAAAGAATCATACTCTCAGAATTATATAAAATTGCAGTTGTCCACCTTTATACTCAGGGATATGATGGTGATGATTTAGTTAATTTTGAACTTAGCTTGACTACTCCTTCAATCATTTATGATCAGGAAAAGATAGTGTTAATGAAAGAAAAGATGGAATTAGCAACCCAAATGGTTGATTCCAAATTATTCCCATCTGACTTTATATATGATAACTTATTCCATTTGAGTGAAGATGAATATCATGAGTTTAGGGATTTAGTAAGAGAAGATTCCAAACGTACTTTCCGTAATGCTCAAATTGAATCTGAAGGAAATGACCCCGTAGAAACAGGTGAATCATATGGCACCCCACATGATTTAGCTTCATTGTATGGTAAGGGTAGATATTATGATGAGCCGGATAATGTCCCTGCTGGTTATAATGAAAAAGAATTAGGTCGTCCTGAAGAAAAAGTTTCGAATATTAACACCCAAGATGATAATTTTGGTAAAGACAGACTTGGTGTTAAAAGAATGAAAGATATTGATAAAAATGACTCTGATTCAATAAAACCCACATATAAAGGAGGTTCTCCATTAGCCCTAGAAGCTAGAACTGCCTACTTACAAAATAAAGATATGCTTAAAACAATTCCAATTAATCGCAAACAACTAGTATTTGAGCAAGAAGAGTCGCTATTAGATGAGGGTAATTTAAAGGAGTAGAAATCTTTATATATTTATAAAAAAGCCTATCAATGAGAATCAAACATTCTAAGTATAAAAATACAGGCCTTTTATTTGAGCTTTTAGTAAGACAAATAACTGCTGACACTTTGTCTAGTGGTGAGTCTCCTTCCCTTAATATTTTAAAAAAAGCATTTGCTAAGACTGAATTAGGAAAAGAATATAAGCTTTACGAATCATTATTTAAGAATAAAAATTTAAGTGAAGGTAAAGCAGATATTACCTTAAATACTATATTGGAAGCTACTCGTAAATTAAATAGAAGCGCTTTAAGAAGAGAAAAATATAATTTAATTAACGAAATCCGTAAACATTATAATTTAGAGGAATTCTTTAGACATCAAGTTCCTAATTATAAAGGATACGCTGCTTTTTATAAATTAATAGAAATTTTCAACTCAGATAAATTATCTGAAACTGATGAAATTATAAATAACAAAGTAACTATACTTGAATATCTTACTAAAAAACCAATTAGCGAGAAAAAAGTAAAAGAAGATTTAGTTGAAGAATTTGCTAAGTATGATAAAGATTTAAGAATCCTTACTTACAAAGTGATGCTTGAAAAATTTAATGGTAAATATTCTAATTTAAATAAGGGTCAAAAAGAAATTCTTAAAGAATTTATTAATTCTATTGACAATACTCCCCGTTTAAAAGAAATTTACAATACTAAAATAGTTGAAGTAAAAAAAGTATTAAATTTACAAGTTAAAAAAGTAAAAGACGAAGCTACTAAAATTAAATTGTTAGAAGTAGTCAAATTCCTTAAAGAAATAGATAAGGGTTCTCGTATTAGTAATGATGATTTAATTAATCTTCTTCAATATTACCAATTAACTGAAGAATTATCTAAAGTAATTAAGTAATGGCAACTATCAAACCATCAGAGCTATCTCCTAATTTCCTTAAAGGTCTTGAAGATAAGTATGGGAAAGTAGACATAGAAAAAGATTTTTTTTCTGATGATTTAAGTACTTATTATAAAT